CTCCAGTAACTGAAGGAATTCGTCGCTGATTAACTTCGTTTTTAACACGCTCAACAAAAGACATAGCAAGGTGACTTGGCATATTACCAACGTCAATATAAAATACTCTACGTTCTGGAGCACGTTGTACACGATAGATAATGATAGCATCTTCTAGTAATTCTTTTTGTTTATAAACTTTAAAGATACTTTCTAACAAGCTGTTTCCGAATGGAAAATTGTTATCCATGCCTTCACTCATAGAAAGATGAACTACGTGCTCTGCATTAATAGCCCACTGTCCTTGATTAACACCAAATCGATTGCTGTTATTAGTAGGATATGTTCCTGTCATACCTCGCTGACCGCCACCGCCGCCACTATAAGGAGTTGGAGGACCTGCGTTGGTAGCACCTGGTGCAATTTGAGTTGTACTTAAATTAACAAAGTTAGGATTTAAGTCACGAATAATATATTGTTCGGGCTCTTTACCTTCACTTTCATTAACGATAATCTTATCTACTTTACCCGGATCAACATACATCCATGCATTAGTTTCTGGATCTCTAATAAAGAAACAATCTCCGTATTTGAACGCATTGCGAACAATTTTAAAGATACGAGTTTGAAATTTATTCAGTCTAGTCCACTGTTGCAAATATTTTTTGATGATCTTAACTTCTGTAGGTGTTGCTTGATCTTTAAAGAAAATTTCAAACGGAGTTCCATTTTCTTCGTTCATTTGCGAACAGAATTCAGCAAGAATGTCTAGTGCAGCATTAACCTCACTGTCTCCGTCCATGGTGTCGTATTGGCCATAACGCTCTAAACGATTAGGATGTCCGCTGTAAACATCAGGCAAGTATGAGCTATAGTTTAGTCTACTGCCAGTGGGTCTTTCGCCGCCACCGCCGCTAATAGGACTCATCGTTCCCGACGTGTCAACTGGTGTAAAATATTTTTTCCAACTCATAATTTATATTAATAGGTTCCCGTTTAAACCACGGATAGCATCTAAATTTCTTCTACTGAAATCTGTAGTTTCACGCATAAATGATATCATCTGTGCTGTTTGCTTATTTAACGTCTGTAGCTCTACTAGCAGATCTTTAGACGACATGTCTGTGTTTCCTTTTGGTATTTCTTGAGGTTTTCCAAAAACAGTTTCTTTAAGATTTGAAACTAAATCTCTTACCGTAGCACCAGAAGATTCAGGGTCTTGTTTAAATTTTTCAGTAAATGATGTCTTAGCACTTGTAAATTCTTTAGCTAAATCAGTCATTGATGGCATCTTCATATCTAAATTAAAAGGGTTTTCTTTATTAAGATTTAAAGATTCTTGTTTAGACAGTAATGACTGCATCATGTCAGTCATGCTTGAACCGATAGTTTTAAATTCTGCTAACACTTCCTTAGGAATAGGAGGTAATTTTTTAAAATCGAAATCAACTGGAATTTTATTGCCGTCCGGAAGTGGTACAAACGCTTCGTTCATTCCTACCTCAGCAGCTTTTATCAGTTGGCCGCCCGGTCTAGCTTTGACAATACCGCCATCTGCTGCTCCAGGAATTGATCCTGCTTGTCCTCCATAACTAGGATCTTCAGCAATATCTCCAGCGTTAGTTTCTCCCCTCGGCCTCTCAGAATCGTTGCCAAAAATCTTAAAACTGTCCCACGCTTTCTGAACAAGAGAACTAAGAGCTTCTCCTAACATTTTTGAAATCCTTTCTCGACCTTCAGGAGAAAACAAGTCTTGAATAAATTTCATAACTGGCGGAATTACATCATCAATAATAAATTTAACAAATTTTTCTAATTTTTTGCCAATTTCGGGCATATTTTCTGTAGCAAACTTTGTCATTTTTGTAGCAAGGTCTGTTACTATAGGCGTTAGTATTTTAAAAACAGGCAGTAATGCTGCCATTAATTCTGCACTAAGTTTTTTAAATGAATCTTCAGCTTCGGCAGCGGCAGCGGCTGTACTTTTTGCTCTTATTGCTTGTTCTGCTGCAATTTTTTTCTGATGATCATCAAACTCGTCTGCTGTCTTTATTCCTTTGGCGTTTAACATGTTTGCATTTTTCTGTGCTTGCAAAGCAGTTTCTGCCATTGCTCCACCAGTCATGCTCATTGCAGCCATTTGTTCTTTACCTAAATTTTTAGCATCTTTAGCACTACCAACTACTGCTTCACTGTATGCTCTGTTAACATCTTTAAGACCTTTGCTAGTATCGTTAACTGCATTGCCCATTTTGGATACTCCAGCGGCGGCATTTGGTAACAATGCAGTGAAGTTTTTTGCAGCATCAGTCATTGGAGGCAGTCCCATCAACTGAGATTTCAGCGCATCTGCTGCACCTTTACCACCTACTGCTAATGCATTTTGCATTGCAGCGGTAGCTTTTTTACGACCTTCTTCGTCTAGCGTTTGTAGATACGCTTCGTATGCTGCGTTAGCTGTAGCTTCTTGTAGAGCTTTTTCTTGTTGTTCTCTGCTCTGACCAGTTATGCTAGCTAACATGTCTAATTGTGTCATATAAGCGCCAGCACTTTCTGTTAACGCTTTAGTATTCTTCATTTCATCAGAAGTTCTGCCGCCAGTTATCTTTAGATAATTTGCAGTGCTACTATTGATATCGTCAATAGAATATCCAAGACCTTGTAAAGTTTTCCCTATGTCACTATTTCTAATACTTTTAGATAAATTTACAAAATTCTTAGCACCGTCATTAACTGATCCTCCCAGTTGAGAAAACAATCCAGAATTTTCGGACATTAATTTTCCGAAACCTTCTAAACTAGTTCCCATCTCTAATGCAGTCAATCTAATTGTACTTAGATCTCCGGCAAAATTTACACCAGATTTTGTAAGTTGTCTATAAGTTTCTAACTCAGCCTGTTGCAGTAACATTAACTTTTCAAACAGTCCAGCAACTTGCCCTATTCCAAACGGTAAATCTTTAAAGGCAGCAAATACGTCGCTAATTTGTCCACCACCGTCGAGCATCTTGCCTGCAAGATCCATTAAGTTCTTACCAGTTGCAATACCGCCTGCAACTATATCACCGAGCACACCGCCTAATAACATTGCTCCTTTGGATAGGCCTCCGAACACTACTCCGAGCCCCTTACCTGCTAGTGATCCAGCTTTAGATGCAAGGCCCATTTCTTGAATGCCTTTGTTTGCTGAAGCAATTACTGTTGGATTAACTCCTGCCTGTTTAGCAGTGCTTGTTAACTTTTTAGATAACGCAGACGTTGCAGCGGTCTGTCCTTGCATAGCCGCAAGAATAGCTTTTAAAGTCGCTTCTGTGGCTGCATTATCTAGTGCAACATCTTGATCACCTATTCTACCAGTTACGTCAGCCATTGTTATTTTCCAGGATTCTATGCGTATATAAATAATACACAGAGTTTTACTAGATTATTTATCGGAGAATTGAAACATGGTTACACCACAAAAAATTGCACCTAATCCTTTAACAGGTATGATGCGTCAGCCTAAAATATATATTAAATTACCAAGCGGGGGAGAATTTTGGGCTGAAAATAGTTTAGCTGTTTCTGAAACAGGCGAATACCCTGTTTACTCTATGACTGCTCAAGATGAATTAAAATTAAAAATTCCTGACGCTCTTATGAATGGCCAAGCTGTAGTAGATGTTATCCAACATTGTATGCCTAATATTAAAAACGCATGGAATGTTCCTAATATTGATATGGACGTTATTTTAATTGCAATCCGTATTGCAACCTACGGAGAAAAGATGAATGTTCCAATCAAGTTTCAAGAAGAAGTAGATTATGAGTACGAGTTAGATCTTCGATTAGTTATTGATCAACTTATGAATACTATTTCTTGGGATCCTGTTATTTCTATTAATGACGATTTAACTGTCTACGTAAAGCCTATTAATTACAAAATAATGACACAAGGTGCATTACAGACTTTTGAAACTCAAAAAATTATTCAGCTTGTTAACGATGAAAGCATTCCCGAAGAAGAAAAAATTAGAGTATTCAAAGAAAGTTTTGCTAAACTTAATAAATTAACACTTGGCGTTATAACTGAATCTATTATTTCTATTGATTCAATTAACGGATCTACTAACAATCGAACACATATCCAAGAATTTATGGATAACATTGATAAAGAAATATTTGACTCTATTAAAAATCATATAGATGTACTAAGAGAACGCAATGCTATCAAGCCATTAAAAATTCAAGTAACTGACGAGATGAGAAATATCGGAATTACTGAAAATGAAATTGAGATACCATTAAATTTTGATCCTTCAAATTTTTTCGTTTAAGGCTTTTGTCTCTTAATCTTGAAGAAATTCAAAAGCTAAGTGAAAGCATGGAAAGAGAAACAAAAGCCTTAAAACATCAACTTTATCAAATTATGTGGTACATGCGTGGTAGCATTTCTACATCCGAAGTTTTTGAATTAGATAGTGAAGATTTAGAGATTATCAATAAAATTATTAAAGATAATCTTGAAACAACTAAAAAAACTAAACTACCGTTCTTTTAAAGCATTTGTCCTAAGAACTTGCTGTAGAACTCAACGCCTTCTCTTTGTACATTCTGTTTGAATACAGGATTACCTTGAGCGTCAGCGCCAGCTAATGTTGATCCTCCACCGCCTTGAACATATTGATTAAACCCGCTTTGAGTTTTTGCTGCGGTACCTTGTTTGGCTTTTAATCTAGCTTTAAGTGCGTTTTGATCTTTAGCTGACAATTTTTGTTGTCCAGGTGCTGCCGGAGTAGCAGCCGGTTGTCCAGGTGCTGCCGGAGTAGCAGCCGGTTGTCCAGGTGCTGCCGGAGTAGCTGCTGGCGCTTTTGGTTCAGGTGTTGAGGTAATATTCTTTTCTAACTCGCCTGCTAATTGTTGTTTAGTTGGCTTGTCTAAACTATCAATAGTTTTCATAATACTACTAATGTCGCCGGCTGCAGGAGCTCGAGATGCTGCACCACCACCGTTTCCACCTTGTCCGGCAGCGGCCGGTGCTGCTGTTGCACCCTGACCTGCTGTTGGACCAGCTTGTGTTGGCGCAGCCTGAGCGTTTGTTGTTGGTTGACCACTCGGTTCTGCTGCTGTTGCTGCTGCAGGTGCCGCTGTTACTCCTTGACCGGCTGCTGGACCGGCTGCTGGTGCTTCATTTCCTGCAACTGCCCCTTGACCTGCTTTCCACCCTTGCTTTAATCCTGACCAAAAATTCTTACCAGTTTGAACAGCACCGGATGCGGTAGCACCAATACCTTTACCTACCGCAGTTGCTCCTTTACCGATAGCATTACCTACCTGGGCCATATTCAATTCGTCTACTTGTTGTCTCTCTTCAAGTAATTCTGTAATTTTCATATTATCTAGTTCCTGTTATTTCTGTAGGTATGCCAACACTTGTTGTTGTTCAGCCGGTGTAAGCGCCATAATCTGAGCAAGTAAGTCTTGAGTATTTACCGTATTATCTCCGGCCAGTGCCGATGTTGTTCCAGCCGGAGCTGGTAATTCCATATCTGAAAATGCTTGAGAGATTACTGCCGGATCAACACCAGCATCCTGTAATATTTTTGCAACTTCATCGCTATCAGTTGGACTGCCTGCTTTTTTCCAATCCTTTTGTAATTTACTAGCGTCTACCTTGTTGCCCGTGATGCCAAACAATTCGTTCAGCTGTCTGTTGTTTAAAGATTCTTTAACTGGAGCAGGTGGTTGTTGATTAGTTGCAGCACTAGCTACACCACCTGCTGCTGCTGTGCCAACTTGTTGCAATTGACTAACTAGAGCAATACTAGACTTAGCAGCTTCTTTAGCAGCCTTTGCTACTTCTCTAGTCTGTCCAATCATTTCTTGATATTCCGGACTGGATACCTTGGCCATAAGTTCTGCAAACTTATTAACTGCGTTAGGATCAACTTGACCACCTGTTCCAATCTTTGGCATCAATGAATCAAATGCATTTTTTAATGCAGACGTTTCTGGCTCTTTTGTTACAGCATTAAAAATAGCACCGTTGTAATCCATATGATGATTCATAATCTTCATACCTTTGAGGTCTGCAATTATATCAGACCTCAACCCTGCCTTGACCATGTCACCAATTTTAGCGGCAGCACCTGCGGCTAGGCCAGCGATGGCACCTGTTGTAGCACCACGGCCAATAGCAGTAGAAGCTTTCTGACCTTGTAGTAAACGGTCAGCAATGTTTAAAATACCTACTGCAATACCAGTTCCTGTTCCAACTGCTAATGCTCCTGCACCAATACCTCCGGCTACAGCAACACCTAATGCTGCGGCTGCTGAGCCTGCAATGGCCAACAAGAACTTGTGTAGATTAGGATTGTTTTTGGCAAACTCTCCGTATTTGGCTAACTTGGCTGCTAGTTCTGGATTCTTTGCAGCAATTTTTGATTTAATATCTTCCCACTTCTGGTCAAATGCAGCAACTGGAGCACTACTTTGTAGCATGCCTCCAAACTTATTAAACCAAACATCACTAATTTTATCCTTAGCACCCTTTAATGCATCCCCTGCCTTACCTAATGTACTACGGCCAGCACCTTTTTCAATAGCCGTGAAAAGCTGTTTTATTTGATCAGGTGCTAGTGCAACTTCACATAGAATAGGGTGTATTTCTTTTTCCCATGTAGTAAAGTATTTGTCGCCTTGACCTATGCTTTCAAATATACTTCTTCGAGGAGTATTTTCAATTGCATCTAATTTCGAAATTAGATTATGTATTTGCATTGTTATTCCAGAACATGATTTGTTATTTATAAACGAACTGCGTTCGTTTGATTCTTCGCTAATCGCTCGAATCAATTTATATATGAAATACTATTAGTACGAAGTACTTAAACTATTATCTAGATTAATCGGTCACACTTAGCCCAGGCAAGGGCTAAGAAAAAACTGCATTATCTGAGTAGCACAGTCACATAGTGTTAGAACTACAAGCATTTCTGCTAGCGTAGGCGGTTGACCGATACCTACTCATTCTGTCTTAACAACGGCGGCTTACAAATATACACTATCATATTTGTAAAGCGTGGAGTTTCTGTTATTACTCCATCCTTGGGCCTTATTTTTAACTCTATTCAAACAATCAAACCGCAGGCATTTTGCGATCGTGGTCCGGTTAGGATACTGATTGAGTGCTTGTTTCAGCGACAAGACTTCGGATTCCTGCGCACACGAAGGCCAGGTTTCTACTGTTCGGCACACGATATTAGCCTGTGCGAGCTTTAACTGAATTAAGTTGCCTTAAATTTTGGATTTGATATGTGAGCCATGTACACGGACTTGTATATGCCCGTTGTAATAATCGTCGGATTCTAATACTTTGCGGTCGAATTGTTCTCGGGCCTCAACGTAAGATGTTTCTGCTTTGCTTTTACAGTAATGTAATATTTCGCGGATGAATTTGTCTTTGCCTAAAGTGTCTATGTCTTTAGATAGTTCAACGCTGGACCCGTAGTATTCCTGCCAGTCGCTGTCAATTTTACTTCTAATTTTCTTTTTCTTCTTGGTGCCGTTCTTTAACTTTACAGTCTTGTAGGTCGTTTTACTAAATTTTGCTAACTTTTTGCCAATATATTGGCGCCCCGAAATTGTATTGGTAATGCAATAAACAAAACCAATACAGTCTTCAGGTAATTCTTCTACAACTTGTCCTTGATAAGACCAAGTCATTGATTATTTCGCTGCCTTGGCTTCCTTGCGAGCATTCTTTTCAGCAGTGATTTCATTTCGACGAGACTTCACAGCCTTGCCCATTTCTGCAAGTGCTTTACGAGCACGAGTTCCTGCTGCACTGTTACCTGCGGTAAATTTTGCATCTTCTGCCATGTATGCTTCAAATGCGGCTTGTAATTCATTTTGTGTTGACATTTTGTTTTTCCTTTAGCTCTCTTCTTTTATCTCTTGCTTCTCTTTTTTCCTTGAGCGAAGCTTTGTACTCAAGTCTTTTTTGTTTCAAATGAGCTTTATATTCTCGTTGAAACTGTAATATAGATTTACGAAGACGTTCGATATCTGCGTCAAGTGCGGCAATTGATTGTCTAACCTTTAACGCAGATGTCTGACTAGGTCGTTTTTGAAAATGCATGTTAGCATTATGCATAGTTACAAGATCATTTATAACCTTATCGTACAATTCTGTATACTTGTTTAGCATTATACTTCAATGAAGTCGACATTATTTGAGTAAGAAGTGAACCCGTTTTCTTTAATAACTTTTAAGACATTGTTAACTCTACCAATTAACTCGTCCTTGTGACTGATCAAGAATATATTCTTATTTCTTTCACGGGCCATCTTCTTTAAAATTGCTAATCCAGATTCGACTCCAGCCGAATCCATACCTGCATCAATTAATTCGTCAATAAACAACAGGTTAATATGCTGATATAAATTTTCCCATAC